GTCATCTGCAAAGAGAGAGGAAAGTGGTCTGTCGCTGAAGAGAGATCGATAGAATGGACCTTACCACCTTGCGAAAGGTGTGATTGGATGTGGGGAATTGCACGTATTTGATCAAACGTACAATCCCAGGGTAGTGATTCGACTACACGATAGATTTCTAGGCCTAGTGGCCATAGAGCTTCTTGGTGTATTCGAAGGGGGGAAGCTATTGATCTTAGCTTTCCACCAGGTTCTTGGAGGAAGTGAATTTCACCTCCATAAGGAATATACTCACTGTCTGTGATACCATCGGTATACTGATGATCTCGCATAGAGTTGAGAAATTCCTTGCGTTTACCTAAACCTTTCAGAAGAGGTTCATACCTCTGAGAAAAGTCGCGGTAAAGTCTCAATCCACCAGAAGTCCAAAATATCTGAATATCATCCAGAATGTTTTGGTCCTGAGGAGTAGACGAACGCCCAAAGAGTCTGGGAGCCCTCTTATCAGGTGAACCCTGATAAGTCACTAAAGGACGAGGATCTTCAGATACTCGCCTTACGCGAATTGTAGAGGAGACAGTTTGGAAAAATGACCTGTGAAAGTCACTATCTAAACCGTCTGATTGTTGTTTGGGATTTATCCCTGAGAGGAACTTATCTTTCTGGGTCTTGTTAAGACCTGGAAGGATGTAGAATGAGTAGGCCATAAAGGCTTGTACACATCTACTAAAGTTCCGATCACTGATTAAAGCCCAGCGAAACAATGAACCAATAACTCCATACACTTCACCTCGTCGATTCTTACGAATCCTCGAGAGGAGGGGTTGGTGGTTACGGGTTCGAATGAGATCTATCTTTAAACTTTTCAGTTTAGCGATAGTCCATTCCACTCCAGAACAATTCTCCCACTTACAGAGTAAGTCATAAAATGGCTTTACAGTGTATTTGGGAATGCCTATTACGAATAAGCGATTCTCAACACCCCCTTGACATTGCTGTAATAACAGCATAATCTTGGTCTCCTTTCGGAGATGGGATTTTGTCAAGGAGACGGCGAGTCTCCCTTAAGTCTTAGGCCGGCTCAATGCCGGATGATCCAACCAATTGTTGATAACGTAATGAGGAAGATAATAAACTTTATTATCTTCCTTACCTTCAATCGTTTGTGAAGGTCCAAAGCATCAATATATTCCTGAGTTTCTTCCAGGAACATATCTGACTGTTTGAGCAATTGAGAGGCAAGGTCATCTTTCTGATCTTCCAAGAGAGAGTTTCTCTCACGAAGTTCGGCCAATACCTTCTCCGACTCCCGGATCTGTATGGATAGGCGATGCACTAAAGCATCATCATTATCCTCCATGATCCCAAGGTAATCGTTGACAAGGTGTTGTAGACTTGTGCGACGTACTCCATTAGAGCACTCGCCGACCTTCCTTTTAATGTACTCACATTCAGTTATGTCCCTTAAGTAATTCAAGAAGAATTGTACTTTAGGACTAACTTCACCCGATTGGGCAAGACCAGATGGTCCATTACGACTCTGACGCATGGTAGGATCCTCCTTTATTGG